GCGCTTGCCCGCAAATTGCTCGCCATCGCAAACGCCATCATCAGGGACAAAACAACCTTCCGACGAACCACCTGACAAACACAGTTGCCAGCCGGACCAAGTCCTTGGGATGGAAGACTCTCTCCACGGCGCAGACCGGGAGTGGGAGCAAAGCATGAGCTCTGCGGTTTCGGCGTAACACTGAAGCAGGCTTGCTCTCGCAGACCAGCACGCTGGTGAAGCCTTGTTGGGATAGAATTCCTATCCTTGATTTATGGAATAACGCAACTGCCCTGCCGCATGCAAGCCTCTGCCAGGCAAAATGCCCTCTCTTTCCGATTTACCCACAGGAAATCTCGCTCATGTCTCGCTGCCTGCCTCGGACAGCGGCAAGCCCTATTGGGCAGTGCACCGATAGGGCTGCTTTATACATGCGATCTGCGGGGTCGAGCACTCGGCCCTGCCTTCGGATACCAGACAGAATGAACATTGATCGTTGAACTCGAAGCACTTCGGGTTCGCCCGCAGGAACGCCTCGATGCTGGCGGCTTGCTCCTGGTTCACACTTTCTGTTTCGACACGGTCCGTGGAGAAGGCAGGCGACGGTCCTGCGACTAACAGCACGATCCAATACTTCAACGCGCGCATGAGTCAAACTCCGTTTCCCGCTTCGCCCTGCTGGTAAATTTTTATTGTACGAGTGTATATTATAATTTCCTTGCATAAGATATCGGCCTCTGCTTCAATTCACCAAGGCTGATGCTCAGGGCTGAGTATAATTTCGTTAATGATGCCTCACAGAAAAGCTGCAACCAATCCGCCATCTTTTGCTGATGCGGCTTGGCCCTGCCTGTCGAGTCAGGAACACATTGCCGTGAACATTTATTTTAGACACTGAATTTTAGCACTGCACCCGGTCGTTCCGGGAACCGTGACAGCCCGCAATGCATTTGCCTTCCCGAGAGAAGGAGCCTCGTCCATGCGCAATCATTGGATCTACGTCGCCATCGGCTTTATCGTCGGCGCCGGACTGTTCGCCACCACCGTGTGGCAGAGCACGCAGCCGGTCAAATCCGATCAATTCGCCACTATAAAACTCGAAAAGACCGACCGCATCCAAGGCGGCATCCAGACGTCGTTCGTCACGGAGCGGTTCGGTCCCATATACTCCGTCGAGTGACCCGTTTGTCGGATGACAGTTTCCCTGCTTTCGGCAGGGCAGGCTTCGGTGTGGAACAAGCGCCGCAAGCATGCCGGTATCATCGTGATGCTCTTGTCTTTCGCTGAAGGATGCGCAAGTTATTCGCGCCGGCAGTTTCCGGCATGACACGACGATCGAGGACCCCTGCGTTGAAATCAGAAGACAAGCCTGACGCCGAATTCAGGGTCGAAAAGCGAACGAACGGGCGCTGGGCTTTCGTGCTCAGCTACCGTGGCGTTACCTATCCCGCGCAGGGTCAGTTTAGCACCCAGCTTCAGGCACAGGCTGCCGCCTATGTTGCGATGAAACTTCTGCGGAAAACACGGTAGACCCCGGTGTCGCCCCGTCAGTTGTAAGGTGAGTTGCACGGGCGGCGCCCACCCTGAAAGGGCTGGAACGTGTCGTCGGACAATCGATAGGAGTTGTACCGCTCCTGGCACCAGCGAAGATGCGCATTCGCATCGAACACCTTTTGTCTTTGGCGAAGCCGCGGTCTGTTGTGTAGCGGTCCGCCAACGGTTGCTCCCGGGCCAATGCTGATGTCGGGACTCCCGCCGCGGTATCGTGAGCCGTAATTCGGATATCTCTGCTGCAGGAAATCGCGGTATTCCCTCTCGATGAAGAGGTTGTGATTGGTGCTGCCGCCGGGACCGCCGGCGCATATTCCCGTACTGCATGTCTGGGATTCTGCCGGTGGTATGCCTATCGCGGCGGCAAACACGGCAATGGCGAGCGTTGCGATAGCTTTCACGGGAACCTCACCTTCTTTCGGCAAGCAATGAGAGGTTGGAGGGGGATTTCTCTGGTTAACACTTGGAGTTGATGCAGGGTCCCTAGAACCTTTTCTGTCTGAATGGAAAGACTCTATATCAAGATTGGCGCCGTTTGAGGGCGCGCGGCAGCAAACGCTCGGCCGCGCACCGCCGCAAAAGACAATATTCCTATTCTCAGCTCATCAAATGGCTGCCTTTCCGTGTTCGCGCAATGCCTTTTCGAAAAGCAGAACGTTGAGGCCCCGCTTCAGCCACTCCAGCTGGGCTTCCGGCATCATTCTCAATCCTTCGTAATCCATGACACAAACGTTGAAGACGGTGGCCTTCACCTGCCGCCCTTCCTCGCATCCGAGCAACAATCCTTCGAGCCGCATCATCCGGTCGGCCGCCTTCTTCACCTTCAAAGCGCGGTCCTCGCTCGGCTCTCCCGCATGCCCTCGCACGTGACCGATCTGCTGCGCCCTGACGCTTGGAAAAGGAATGCCCGTCAAATGATAGTAGCGCACCATTGCCGCCGCATAATCGTCGCCGGCGTCCCGCTGCTGCTCGCTGATCCGGCCATCAAGAAACAGCCGGCCGAGCGTGTAGCCGGCAAGGGCGCTTCTGGTATCAAGGCCGTGCATGCGCTTGCGCGCTGCAAGGGCGACGGCCGTCGCTTCCTTCTCGCTGTCCTGTTGCGACCATTTGGGCTTTATCTTGCCGCAGGCAAAGCGCTCGGCATCGACCTTCCGCGGCCTTCCGAGTTGTGCTTTGCGCCTTGCACGCAGTTTCTGGGCTTTGGTCAGCATGGAGATCCTTTCGGGCCTGATGAGATGAGTTGCGCCGCGCGCGCCCTGCCCTTGCGCGGGCGGGGATGGGCGGAAGTCGGGGGATAAGAACGTGGGCCAGCAAGCAAGCGCCCGGTACGATCCGGGCAGCGATATCAGCTCAATATACCGTCTCGCTCCCGCCGGCAGCCTGCACGGCGGCAAGCACGGTCGTGTGATCACGGTGAAAGATTCGGCCGATCCCCGCCAGCGAGAGATCACGGCGTTGCTCATAGACGGCACGCATGCAGGCATGTCTCGGCCTCACTAGCCGGCGCTCACGGCGCACGCTGATGATGTCGTCCCAGCTTACGTCTGGAAAATCCTTGAGGACCACGGCAACGATTTCGTCGACCGACGGCCTGTCGCCATCTTCTCCGTCCGACCCCTGCTTCTCTCGGTCGGCAAGAAGGATGCGCGCCTGCGCCAGCAGCCGCGCTGCCGCATCGGCAAGATCGATTTCGAGCTTGGCGATCTGCCGCTCTTTCGCTTCGCTGTCCCGGGCAAACGCGACCAGCTGCCGCTCGAGCTCTTCGATGTGAGCGGCTCTGCGCGCCGCTATGCCCGGCCGTGTCAGCCGCTCCCGGATGAGGCCGTAGTGTCTCTTCTGCCTTGCCAGTTCCGAATTCTCCGCCATCGCTTCTCCAGTTCCATTTTCGGCGATCCCGGCAGCCAAGCGCATCCGCCGCTGCTTGACTTTATGAATGACATCTATAATGTCGTGTTGTCAACATGATTTATGTTATCAACATTGGTATGTCCCCTGTCATGAGCGAACGAGCTGAAAGATTGCGTGAGGCGCGCGTCAAAGCGGGCTATCGATTTGCCTCCGACGCGGCGAATGCCTTGGGCATTGTCACCTCGACCTATCGCGCCCACGAAAACGGGCAGAACGATTTCGAGCTCGGCGAGGCCGAGGTATACGGCCGCAAATTCAATGTCGACCCGCTTTGGCTGTTGACCGGTACTGACCGCCGGACCTCCATCCCCCTGCCCCCTGCCACGACATTGCCTGAAGTCCACGCGCCGAACGCTCGAGTCGGCGCCAAGGTAATCGGTCAAGGGGAAAAGATCCCCGTCTTCGGCCAGGCCGTCGGCGGAGTTGATGGTGAATTCATAATGAACGGCAATGTGTTGTACGAAGTCATGGCACCGCCCATCCTCTCGGATGTCTCAGGCGCCTATGCGGTATCTGTGTCAGGCGATTCCATGTATCCGCGGTACGAAGACGGCGAAGTCTGCTTCGTCGATCCGAGCCGCCGCGTCCGCAAGGGCGACTACGTGATCGCCCAGATCCGGCTGGAGGAAAGCGGCGCTCTGCTCGCCTATGTCAAAAAATTCGTCCGCCACAACAGCTCCGAATTGGTACTCGAACAGTTCAACCCGCCCAAGGAGCTGCGCTTCGAGGCCCATACAGTTCATTCGGTCCATTATATCGCCCTCGCTGGCAACGCCTGAAGGCACGAGAGCTTCTCTTTCCATCCGCATTCCATTGCTTGTCCCACGAGAGCCAGGCAAAACCTTGGACTGGATGTACGTTCGCCTCCCCATCCCGGCAACATCCGCCAATTTCAACACAGTTCATGTTGACATAGATCGTGTTGAGTGCGATGTTGCTGGAGTAATCAGGGCGAAGTCGCCCGACGCTTGCAGTTACTGAGGAGAAGAACCCCTAAATGTCCCTCCCCCGAATCAAATCCGATCTTCATGGTCAGGTCGACGAACTCTTCGCGGCCGATCTTCTCCATTCAACGGATGCGCAAAACCAGACGGCGCTCAAAGGATTTCTCTCTTCCGCCTATTGCAGCCTGGCTTCGCTCGCCTGGCATCTCGGCGCCGATGGGCGTGTTTTCCAGCGCGAGGCGCGGCCTGCGACGGACCTCGTCGACGACGTCTTCTTCGCCCTCAACCGCGAGCGCGAGTTTAGCGGCGGCGCCGATGCGCGGCAGACGCAACGACAGCTTGGCACTCATAATTCCCGCCAGCAGTTCGGAGGCGCCCTGTGATGCGGGCTGAGACATACGCAATCGTCAATCTGGCGGCTCTGAACCTCATAGAAGCCGTCAGTGCCGCCTACTTCGTCACAGAGAAGCAGGCCACCACCCGTCACGAGTTTCGCGCCCGCGAAATGTTGAAGAAAATTGCTCTGGCTCTCGATTACGACCTTACCGAAGCGGCAATCCAAGCCGACCGTCAGGAACTCTCAACCGGCATCGCGCCGCGGGCGACGGTCCCCGCCCTCAGGCTTGTATCTGCTGAGTTTGCTGAACGCAGCGGTGACTGATGTGCCGCCCTCCGCCGCTTCAATCGTCGTCAGGCGGGCAAGGCCATTTCGCGGGAGTGGAAAGACCGGACGGCAGTTTGGTCGCGTCGTCGCCGCAGGTGAGATCGACCTGTTCCTGCGTGAGGCCGGACGCTCTGGAAAGGTCGACACCTTCTATTCTGGTAAGGAAGAGGAAGGCGCGGTCCAGGTCGATCGGACCTTCGAAAACGGCGCCGCTCAGCTTGGCTCGCGAAAGATTGGCCATGGAGAAGCGGGCGCCCGTCAACACCGCCTGGTCGAAAGTCGCGCGCCCGAGTTCCGCCTTTTCGAAGTCCGCACCTGTGAGCCGCGCGCCGGTAAAATCGGTGCGCTGTAGCTCGGCGCTCGCAAAGGAGGCGTTTTCCGCGGAGATTGCTGAGAAATTACCCCGATAGGCCTCGACCCTGCTGAAATTCGCCTTGTCCGCCCTGGCGCCGGCAAGCGAAGCACGAACGAGCGTCGCCTTCTCCAGATTAGCGGAATTCAGATTGGCCCCGCGCAAGTCCGTCATGGTAAAGTCGGCATTCACAAGATTGCTTTCCGGCAGGTCGCTGCCACGCAGCATGATCTGTTTTTTGTTACAGTCCTGCCAGTCCGTGCGAGGCCCGGCCGTGCTCTTGCAGTCCGCCGCCGCGGCCGCACTGGGGCCAAATGCCGCTATCATGATCGCTGCGGCGAAAAGTGCCGCGCCGCCGGATCCCGTACCTGTCTTGCCAAGCTTCGTCATATCGCCGCTCCTGCCGGCCAGTCAAAATATCAGCCGCCCCATTTTACGGCAGGCTTCAGAAGCGCCGCAAAGAACTCCGTGGAATTCAATGTGTTACGACGAATCCACCTTTGAGGAAAGAGCGGCGGTAACCGCGCCGTCAATAGAGCGATTTTGCCAATTGGAGAGGCAGGAAATCTCTCGCTCCTGCCCCTTCCTGTTTTGGGTTGAATTCAAGCCTCGACGCCCTGGATGGCCGATACCTGCCAATCGGCGCCGGGCCTGCGCACAAAGGTCCATATCTCGACTGCCTCGGTCGGCCTGTCCGCGTCGCCGCTGACCACGTCGCCGGTCGCCCTGTCGCGCATCACGTCGACGCTCTCGTAGCGCATCGCAACGGTTGCGTAATCCCTGCCGTCTCCTCTCCATGCCTCGGCCAGGTCGCCCTGGACGAGGTGAACGTCCCGGACTTCGTTCTTGAGGCCCTTCGTTGCATTGTCGCTGAGCTCTTCTGCAAGGTAGGACATGGCCTCCGGTGTGGTCAGCCTCCGCAACGCCGCATAATCTTCTGCTCCGTAGGCAGCCTGCACGCCCTTCAGCATCGTCTCGAAACGATCGAGATCGTCCTGGCCGACACTGATTTCCTCTCCACCGCCATAAGCCGGTGCCGCAGCAGGCGAACGCGGCGCGGCGGCACTGCCCACGGCTTCCCCTATTCTTGGGATGCGGAAGGATGGCGGATTACCGGCCGTCGCCGATGTGCGGGCGGTTGCCGACGGCGCCGAATAGGCCGGGCGCTGGTTGCGGCCGAAAAACCGCATTGCAAGGGAAATGAGCAGAACGACGAGACCAACTTGCAGCAGCAATCCAAGGAAGCCGACGCCGCCGCCGATACCGTGACCGAGCAGCATGCCGATCAGACCGCCCATCATGAGGCCGCCGATCATCGATCCGCCGAATCCGCTGAAGAAGCCCGGGCGCGCATTGCCCGTCCGGTTCTGGGTAGCCGGGCTCGTTGCGGTCGAAGGCTGCGCATTCTGCCGCGGCGTCATCGTCCTGTCGATCGGCGCGGCGGGCGCGGGCGCCGTGCGCGTCGCCGGCGGCGCGGAAAATGTCCGGCTGCCGCGAGAACCGAATCCTCCGCCTGCCCGTCTCGCATCGGCGACATCGACCACCGTCAACATCGCCGCAACACCAATCGCCGCAATGGCCAGAACCCGTCCGAAACGCTGCATTTCCACCCTTCCCTATCTCAGAGCCCGCAATGGGCCGTAGAGCGTCATATAGAGCTTGCAGGACAAGAGTTTAAGAGCGTTTCCGCGTCTTTCTTCGATCGCGGCCCGGCTCGAGCAGTTCCCGGGAAGCGCGTGGCGGTTTACTGCCCGGAACTGCGGAAATCAGATTGGAGAAAAACCGGCCCTCGTCACGGATAATGGACCGGCGCGATGAATCCGAGTTCGAGCAACTGCCCGGACCCCGAGAATCGCGTCGAGCTCTCGTGGGAAAAGTCGAATTCCCCGGCCTCCTGCAGGTCTTCCAGCATCTTGCGATAGGCCGCCGCAGCATTGAAATACTGCCCTTCGGCGACCGCCCGCTCGATCTTCTCCTTGTAATCGGAGAAGAATTTGAAGTGCAGCAGCACGCCGGAGACGGCAGGAAAATTCCGCTCGCAAGGCAAAGGCTGATGAATGCTGACCCCCAGGCTGCATTCCGGGTCCCAGAAGATGACAGGATATTTCATGAGTTCGAGCAGATGGGCGAATTTGCGCTTCCGCGGGCCGCCGGTGATGCTGATCGCCCGCTTCGTATAGCTCATCTCGTATCCTGAGCCATCAAAATGATCGGCGATTTCCCAAGGCATCCAGCCGTCATCGCCGTCGAGTGAAGCAGCTCCGAGCTGCCCGATCGGATACATGTCGAGCATGGGGGCGGCAAGACGCTTCTCGCCCCTGCTCTCCAGCGCCTTAACAAGGTCGCCAAGCGGCCGGTTTTCGCAATCGTCATAGATCAGGAACTCGTCCGAATCGACATTCAGAAACCAGCGGCTCCCGCCATAGCGCTCGAACAGAGCCTCGCGCCATTCACGCCCTCTGCGGGCATCCCGATAGCGTACCGGCGAAGCCCAAAGGTCCACATCCGCCTGCGCGAGCAGATAGTCCCGCGTTCCGTCCGACGATACGTCGTCGACGCAGATAAATCGGGAGACGCCGAGCCTTCGGTAATGCGCAAGAAAGGCCGGCAGCAATTTTCGGTCGTTGTGCGTATTGAACACAAGTGGAATGTCGCTAGTGCCGAGCGGTCTCTGGCCACCCTCCGTCAGGCACGACATTTCGATCGACCGTTTCCGCCTGCGGACACGCGCCGTGAGCTTATACGTCTCGTAGCGTGAAAGCATGCGATCGAATATCCCTCTTCGCACCCGCTGCTTCTCATCCTCAGATGGGTGAAAGGGATAGTGAAGATCTTTCAAGGTCCGCTCCGATCAACCGATACGAAATGTTGCGTTTATCGGCATCGTCGCGAGAATTCAACACAACAAAAGCTCGAGCAATTCCGTCTTTCCGAGAAAAGCGGAAATTTGCTAGAATGCAAACGGATACCGCGGCCGCAAGCTCCGCGTTCCCAGCCTGACGAAGTTCTTCATTTTCCCCGGGATATGCTCGCGGCGGTCATAGGCGGCCAAGAGGTTTGCGGATCTTCGGTCCTCGTTGAAGCGGGCTATCCACTGCTCCGTCAGCTCGTCACGCTGGACGGCCATCGATGTCCGCAACTCCGCGGGCGGCGCCACCTGCATGTGAGCCACCAGGTGGTTGACGAAAGGAGCTGGATCGGCAGCGAGTTCCTCGTACACGAATTCCATAAACTGCGCACCGCTGAGCTCCAGATAGCTTTGCCAGAAGGCATAGCTGTCCAGTTCGACCCGCTTCTCGCCTCCGTCAGGAGTAGATAACCCCGCATGAACCGTCCGTCGTAACATACTTGCAAATGCCAGCCCGGGCGCGGTGAAAGATGAATGTTGGCTTTTTTACCACAAGCTAAAGCAGACAGATCGAGGCTTTGTCAGAGCGGAATGGCGAAAACTGTGCGAAAACACGGCAACCGCTGCAGAACTAGGGGAGCTCGAATGCAGCTCGCGATATATTGAGAATGTTTTTGGTGGGTGATCACGGGCTCGAACCGTGGACCCGCTGATTAAGAGTAATCTATTTTTCTCTGAACAGCCTGTAAATCAAGTAAAGCGGTTTCCAACGCCGTGCGATAACTACACCTGAAAACGCGGAACGTTTCGTGAATTGGAAACCGCTATTAAGGTATTCTTTTGATGAGCTGCAACAGGAAATTTGGATCACGTCGAGGCGTCTTCACACCCATGAATAATCACAATGCAAACCGGGTCGGACGAATTTCCTCTGTGAGGACGGGATGGTTCGGCCTCACGACCCCTGCACCAGTTCCGGTGTCGACGACCCGAGGTCGAAGGCGGTACCTCAATACGCGGCCCCACTGACTCGGCTGTACATGTGCCATCTGAACGAGACTCACAAATTGTTCGCTGTTATCGAAATTCAGCGCGTCAACCCGTTCGTACCTCTCCCCATCTTTGGTTTCACCGACCTTCTTGAAATAAATTAGCTCGGTCCAAATCGTGGGCCGTTTTTCGGCCAATCGCCGAAAATCTGCGACGAGCCTTTCGCCCGTGACCGCGTCGCCATAATAGATGTTTTGCCGCGCGTGCAGGACTTGGAGCTCGTTGATTGCTGTTACTTCCGCATCATGTTTTACGATAATCAGGTTCCCACGCCGTTCCGGAGCCACATACACGTTTCCGTCAAATGCTAGGAAGGCGAGCGTCGGAGTAAGTGGAAGAAAAATCATTGCGCCGGCACTGCTAAAGCCGAACGCATCATGGTGCAGCTTTTGGATGTGATAGCGATTGGTAAGGATGGCCGGGTCGTCTGAAGTGACAAAGCTCAGACGAGATTCGTTGACGATAAGGCAGAGTTCGAGATCCGCAATGTAGTCGCGCGTTTCGAGGAAATGGCCAATCGACATGATGACAGCTTCCTCGACACTGGCTAGCCACCGGGGTGGTGTCTTCTTGCCCGCTCCTGCTGCTTTTAGGTCAGCGTATTGCTTCTCGGCCAGAGCCATGATCTTCTCAACGTGGCCGTATGTGCGAAAAGTCTGCAGCAATGTGAATTCACGCAGAACAGCGAGGTCATCCAAACTGATGTCTGCCGGGCTTGCAACCGCCTTCGCCACTGTCGTGGCATAAGCGCCCTCTATGTCCTGCAAGGCGCGTTCGACTCCCCCGTCTTTGCCGTAGAAATGGTTACGCGCACACTGCCCTTTAATCGGAGCGCCGCGGATGAGCCTTTCCGAAGCCATGTTGAAGAGATTGATTGCCTCTCCTGATGCAAATTGGCGCAGGTGGCACTTAGGGACATAGTGATGAAGCTTGTTCTCGGCCATGCTCGCAGTAGTAGTTGCACGTTCATCGTCGAGCAAGACCGGCGCCGCTGCGGAGGAGTCGAACCCACGACGCCTTGCCCTAGGAGACAGGGCTACTTTGCTGGATGCCCTGATACAGGGGTTTGCGCCATGTCCAGACGGTCCAGTTTGGGAATTATTTCGGGACTCGGTGACTCAGTTTTGCATTGAGGCCTAGCTCATCTCAAGACGGTCGCGTTATCCCTGCGCGCCTTAGGCAATGAGGCTTCGCGAACCCTCTCGATCTTCACCAACATCCTACAAGCCTGTTATTAGACGCTACCTCGCGCCGCTGCGATTGAATATCGATAAGCGCAGCCGCATATAATTGTAACATAGTTCAGTGTACTTGAGGTTTCCGTGGCTGGCATCTTTGTGTTGGAGGGAATGACCGTTCGCATTCCCAAATTCTCGCTTTCCCTCGACGAACAAGGGAACCTGTCGACCGATGGAATTCGCCTAGAAGTAGCTTATGACGCGTGCATTGCCTGGGCACGAATTGCTCTGATCCATCGCATTGAAGCCTTACGTTGCATGGAGACGCGGAGAGCGATATGGGCGGACGAAACGCAAGATGGTGATGCCAAGGCGCGATCCCTTGTAGAGGAATTCCGCGCATCGGTTCAGGCCGTTGTCGCATCCGCGATCTGCGCAGATGCGCTTTACGACCATCTGAACCCGCTGTCGGGAGTTCCGCTGGACGTCCGCGCGGCTTGGGTCAAAAAGAAGACTGCTCGCCACGCTCAAGTGGCTGAGACAATTCGGGCCGCTTGCAATGTAAAGCCTCATGAGGCCACAAAGCTCAAAGATTTCCTGAAACATCTATTCAAGTTGCGCGACGCGGCCGTTCACCCGACGAATACGCCGCGTCAGCCTTATCCGCATCCGGACCTGGACGTCTCCACAGATTGGACTTTCGTCACCTTCCGCGGCGATCTTGCCGACGTTGTCGTTTGCACGGCCGTGGGCCTGCTGTGGGACGTTACCCGAGGGTCAAAATACAAGTCGCCTGAATTGACCCAGTTTATGGACGATTTTCGCAAAAGGGTAGAAGACTTGCTACCCGACGGGAGACCCGTGCCGCATGTAGAAGAGGTGACCGCATTTTCTCCCCCTTCAAGGGAAATGCGTGGGCCGGAGCAACTCTAGCTCAATACCTAGAAAATACGGGTATCGGCGATCAGACGAACTCAAAAATTGTCGCATCGTCCGCCCGCTCCCTGAGCCCCTTGAACGAGGCATGCCGCAGTTTCCCGTCGTCCGTCCAGGCGCGATATTCGACTTCTGCCACGAGCACCGGCTCAACGAAGACGGCGCCCTTCCTTCTCAAGGTCACGGCCGGCGCTTTTGTCGCCATCCCCTCGAGCAGCTTCCGCAGCTCTCGCGAAAGCTGGTTTGACCAGCCGGTTCCGCATCCGCCGACGTAGACGAGCTCTCCGCCCTTCAGCGCGGCCAGTAGCAGCCGGCCGAGGTGGCCGGGCACGGTCGACGGCTCGAAACCGACGATCACGAAGCTATCGCGCCGCTTGCAGGTGATCTTCTGCCACCACTCGCCCCGGCCCGAGCGATAGGGCTTCTCGACGTGCTTGGCGATGATGCCTTCGAGCCCGTGTTCGCAGGCGACGCGAAAGAATTCGTCACCATCAGCCTGAACCTCCTCAGAAAGGCGGACGGCCCCTTCCCGGCCGGCGACGAGCGGCTCGAGCAATCGCCGGCGCTCGCGCAGCGGCAGCCGGCGAAGATCGCGGCCGTCAAGATAGAGCAGATCGAACGCATAGAAGACGATGGCCCCGGCTTCGACTGCCGACGGCAAGCGCCCGAGAGCCCGTTGCAGCATGCCGAAATCTGAGCGGCCCTGATCGTTCAGAACAACCGCCTCCCCGTCGAGGATGGCCGTCTTCACGCCCACGCGCCGAGCGTCATCGGCGATCGACGGAAACCTTTCGGTCCAATCGTAGCCGCCGCGCGTGAGGATCCGCACCCGGCCAGGCTCGATGTGCAGGGCCAGCCGATAGCCATCCCATTTCACCTCATAGGCCCAGTCGGGACCGATCGGTGGCTTGTCGACGAGGGTCGCAAGGCAGGGATGGACACGCGCCGGTATGGGATCGAGGGGGGCGATATCGCGAGGCTTCTTTGAGGATGCTTTGGCCATCAGGCCATTAACGCACAGACCCGCGAAAAGCCGAATTGACTCTTTCGGCTGAGAGAACATATTAGGAACATTCGGTGGCGATGCGGCGCGCCAATCCATCAATCAGGGGCGAATGCAGAAAGGCGCGCATCATGCGAACACTTGAAGATGAGATAGGAACCGCGATTGAGGTTGATCTTGCGGTAATGCCTCCGCACCAAAGGCGGGCCTACGCCGGCCTCGACCAGTATCGCCGTCCGGTCGAAGTGCGCGGCGTCCAGGAACTCGCCAAGGGAATTTGCCGAATCCTTCGGGGCCTTCGCCATCTTCGATGTCGAGACGGTGTTGCGGTCTCCGGCGATCGCGCCATTTGTTACGCAGACGCTCTACTCGATCCCGATCGAATTGAGGCGGGCGGCCTGCGACCGCGACCGGCTCAAAGCAGAGATCGCGCGAAAGGAAATGGCGCGGGTAATCTCGGCCGCGCTGCTCGCGCGATACCATTTCGAGCCCCTGAAACACGTCAGCGCCTCCTGCCATCCGAACTGGGAACAGGCCTTCGAGCAGCAATTTGGCGCCGGCCGAGGAGGCAATCAACATGAGTGACGAACTAGGAGCCAAGCCCCACATCGAGGCTGGTCCATATGTCCACTACTGCGAGCACCCCGGCTGCACGAAATGGGGCAGCTTTGGCTTCGCAGCCGGTCGCGGCGAGCCGAACTGGTTCTGCTCTGAGCATCAGCCGGATTGGAAGTCGCGCCATGAGGCACAGGCGCGAAATTGACCTTGCTCACCGAAAGAGCGGTCGACAAGGTCACAATCGGGACTTGCCGATCGCGGAGACGGTTAGCCTCCGGGCGTGGTGGGTTCGACGGCGGGCTTCGTCTCTTGTCCACGTGGACGAGCCGATTTATCGCTCAGGTATCCAATGTACATCATGACCAGACCGAATATAGCGAAGACGACAAGGCCAATTGTCTGATAAAGAAAATCGTAAATGTTGTCCGCGCCCTGCTGGTTTGTCATCCTTAACTCGATATCTTGAACTCGCACGTACAGATCGAACAATATTCCCGCAAACGTGTTAGCGAACAACGCACCCACCATCGCTTCCGTCGTAAGAGACGCAAGTACGTAAAACTTGTTTGTTTCTTGGCGATGACACCGGACGGCGCCAGCAGGGCCCAGAGCGGGCCAAAGCGGATAGCGCAGACTTCCTTTACGTCGGCCATGCCCGCAGGAGCGAGCACAACGCCGACATCGCCGTCTTGCGGATCGTCGGTGCGCACGAATCCGAGCGGCTCAAGTGCTGCCGCAGCGAAAGCGACGAGGCCGCCTGTCCTTGCCAGGATGTCGTGAGCGCCTTCGGCCGTCCTGTATGCGCCGCGGTAAGCCTCCGCAGGATCCACGCCGACGCTTTCGCGCAGCCATGTTCCGCAGAAGGTCGTGCAATCATCGCCAGCAACCCCGCCCCACCGGAACTGGTGTTGCAGGGCAAGAAATTCTTGCAAGGTCATGTCTATCCTTGGAAGTTTGGCCAGACTGGCTGTACGCCCCTGGCTAGCCGGCTCACGCCGTCGCAGAACTTGTCGGTCGGCGAAGTCGCCTTCTGGTGAGGAGACGACCAGACCGATCGCGCGCCCCTGGACCGGGTCGCCTCGCCGGTAACGACGGCAAGCGAGAGCGTGATGCTCGGGTTTTCCCCCTCCTCGACAGGGGCGCTGACCTCTCCGGTATGAGAAGCCGTCCCCGTCCAGATCGGGATAATGCTGCTCATCGGCTGGAAGTAGCGATCGAGCGTGGTCAATCCCATCTGGACCGCTGCGCCGCGTACCGGCGGCAGGCTGTCGAGCATCTTTGCCGAGGTCGTCGGATCGAGCCCGGAGAGGGTGAACTCGACACTGTCCGCGGTACCATTGACCAATATCTCGAGCGTTGGCACGCCGATCAGACGGCCGCCACCAAGATAGACCGTCCCTGTCGAGTCGATGCTGTCGAAATTGGCCGGGATATCGTTGATCCCGAACCAGAGATGCAAAGCAGGATCCGTGTCGACCCTGAGGAAGATGCCGAGCTGATGGCTGCCTCGCATCTCCTCGACGATGTTCGACGGAATGAACTCCATCAAAACGCCTCCGTAAACTGAAGCGTCGGCCGCGAATGATACCAGCCCTCATAATCCCAGGGCAGCGTGAAGCCACGCGGGAACTTCATGACACACATCGGCCGCGCGAGCTCGACCCGAGTGCCGGCCGTCACCGCTTCGCGCAAAGGCGGCGTGAGAGCCAGGGTGTAAAGTGGTATTGGATCGTCGGTGACATCGATCACCTCCCAATACCGATAAGCGCGCCATCCCTTGGTCGAATGATAGATCGAGAACCAATCCGACCAGCGCAGCGGCCGTGCGGCGCCGTAGACGCGCATTTTCAGGATGCCGGCGCCGAGTGCCGCCGCTTCTGTTACTTCGCCGTAGACGGTCGCCTGACTGTATCCGGAGCCATCAGAGAAAAACGAACCGTCAGAATGTGGAATGCCCTTGATGCTCGGGCGCTTCTTGCCGTCGATGACCGGAAACGGTCCGATGCCGTCATTGATGATGGGGACGTTGAAGAAGCGATAGCCGCCGTTCCCACGTGCCCCGAGCCAGTTGATGACCTCGTGCCGCTCTGTGTCTTCAGCCTGCAGGACGCACCGCTCATAGACGGCAGTGACGATACCGCCGCCGCTGGTCTCGATGCTAATCGACTCCCCGATACCATTGACGCCGCCGTCGATCGCCGACCCGGGATTGTCGAAACTCGCCCGGGTCGGCCGTAGATACATGATCGGCACAGTCGGCTGGTTGATGTAGACTGCCATCCATCAGCCTTTCTGCGCTACAAATCGCTTCTGCGTTTCCCCGAAGCCGACGCGGCGCTGCTGCTCGTTATACTGAGACAGAGCCTGCCCAACTCCCTGCCGCACAAGGGCGCGGACGTGCTCATCACCGTTTGCACCGATGACGTTGACATTGAGGTTCGCCGGAGCGTTGGAACGCTGGTTGTTGTTGTCGTTCAAGGATTGCATGAGCTTGTGATTGCTCATGACGCTCGATCCCTGCGGCAGGTTGACAAGCTCCGGACCGCGCTCGCCGACGACCGACAAGCCGCCTGGCGCATAGTTCGTACCGTTGGCGAAGAGGCCGATGCCTCCGCTCCTCGCCAACTGCCCGGAGCCAGAGAAGATCGACCCGGACAAGAACGAAAGCCATCCAGACCCCCCACCTGCCCCGCCTGTGGCAAGCGAGGAACCTACCTGGCTGAGACCGTTGCCGAACTGGCCGAGACCTTGGGTTGCCTGCTGCGCCGTCCCGCCGAACTTCGCCAACGCCGCTTCTGCGCCGTCGAGCCGGCCGGCGAAGTTATGAGCGCCTTCGGGATTGCCCCAAGAGAAGCCGGACGGGCGCTCGAAGCCGGCGAAGGCCGCGGTCGCGCCCCGAACATCCTTCGCGCTCGTCAATGCCTGCCAGGCGCGGCTTTCCGGGCCCATGAGCTCGCTGTAGGCGAATTCATGCTGCGCCAGAGCGTTGCTCAGGTTTCCCTTCCCACCGATCGCGCTGAACAGGTTGTTCCTGCGGTCATTGTGCTGGTAGAGCCCGAAGGCGTTTCCGCCGTCGCCAACGGCAAGCGGGTTGAAGGCGCTTTCTGCCTTGATGTTGCCGAGGACGCCGGCGACCTGATGGTCGGCGAGCCCCTTCGACTTCCAGAAGTTCCATGCCAGTTCCGCACCCGAACCCGAAACCGGACCGAGCGACGATCTGGCCACGGCGCCGACTGGCGCAGCAAAGGAGGTATTGTCGTTCGCGGCTCCGCCAAGCAGGTTGCTTACGACGCCACCGGCCCCGGAAGACTTCCCGCTTCCGCCGGTCAACCAATTGGCCGCAGCGGTAGCCAGTTGATCAAAGATGGCGTCCCAAGCCTTTTCGCTGGCCTTCTGCGCAGCACTCAGAGCCGACTTGACGATGGCATCGCCGATCTTGCCGCCGTTCGCCCATGCCTCCTGGTGGATGCCGTCGAAGAAGCCCTTGAACGCGTCCTTTGCTTCCTCCCGACGCAGGCCCTGGCGAATTGCGTTGGCCTCAGGGGAATTCAGGTCCTCATTGAAGCCGTAGCGGGTGAGCGTGGTGGCTACCTGCCGATCGATAGCGCTGCGCTCAGCCTGGCGCTCCTGAAACGAGATGTCGAGCCAGAACTCAGCCTTCGCCTCGGCAGCCTGCCTGTATGCCTTGGTGACGTCGTCGACCTTCTCCTTCTGCGTTTCGAGCTCGAAGAAGTTCGGCTTCTGGCCAGGCACCGGGACGGCCGTCAGCCGGCCATCGGAGTTGAGGATGGTCGTGGCGTCCGGATCACCGCTCAACTCGATGTTCGGTCGGCTCGTCGGAACACCGGGGTTGCGCGGCATGAAGTCCGCCGTGCGCATCGTCCGACCATTCTCGGTGAAGAACGATCCGGAGATGATGTCCTGTACGTTATCGGCGCCCGCGATGCCGGCAATCCAAGCAGCGCGCGCTTCGCGTGAGGCCTCGATGCTGTCTCGGATCGACTTGGTAATGAGGTCGAAGGCGTCCCGGAAACCGAGAACAGACTTGATGCCATAGCGGTCCACCGCTTCCGACAAGAAGCGCTGAGCGTTGTTGATGTCCGCTATCGATGCGGTACCCTCATCGAGGCGCTCGCGCAGGTCACCGAAGGCCTGCGAGAAATCCCGGATGAATGCGGGGTCAGCGTCGATGCTACGGAGGCCGCGAACCGCCTCGGAGAACTGCCGGTTGACACCCTGCAACTCCTCGCCGAGGCCCTCTAGCTCCCGGCCGGCCAGGATCTCTCCTGCTTCCCGACCCTGAGTGATCTTGTCGGCGCGGTCGAGCTCGTCGACGTAGGCCTTCAGCTGCGGCGCAGCATCGCCCCAGAGAGCGGCAGCGCGCCGGATCAGGTCGTTCTGCTCTTCGAAAAGCTTGCTCGTCTTGTCGGTCCCGCTTTCGGCCGTCATGAAATACTGGACGAGCGCGGCGGTACCGGCGGTCAAACCGATCGTGACCAGCGAAACAGGGCTGATGAGCGATGCGAAGGCCGAGGCCAGACCAGAGACCGGCCGCTCCATCGATCCGAGAACGGACGCAAGCTGTGTTCCCTGCTGCAGACCGATCATGAGCGGGTTCATGCCCATGGCGGCCGTGACGGCGATGTCCTGAAACTGGAACGCAGCATTGGCAGAGTTGAAGCCCTGCCCGCCAGGTCGGTTCGTGTTCGCAGCCTTCACCGCAGCGCCGGCGGCCGTCGCCGATGTCTTCAGCCGTTCATAGGCCTGACGCTCACGATCAAGAGCCTGCGTCATCTCCTGGGCCGTGATCGCGCCGAGCTTATGGGCTCGCTGGATCTCGCCGATAGACGCCTCGTAATCGCGCGTCGCCTTGGCCAACGGCTGATACTTCAGCGTGAGCCGCTCGACTTCCATCCGGAAGGCGCGCACATGCTCGTCCTGTGCTCCGAACGAGCGGCCGAGATCGTCGATCGGAGGCTTGAGCCTCCCAGCGCCCTGCCCGGCCTTCCCAAGAGCATCGCCCAGCTGCTCGAATTCGTTCTCGAGCTTGCTCACGCCCTGCTGAGTGCGAGTGGCCGCAGCAGTCAGCCTGTCGAGATCCGCTGCGCCTGTAACAGCCGGCGAGCTATCGATCTTGAAACCAAGGGTCGCTTCAGACATCGGCCATCACTTCTTGCTTGGGAAAAGCGCATCGAAGAGACGCGCGGAGAGCGGACGCTCCGAGACTTTTGGCTTTTCGGGCTCTGGCTCGTCTTTCGGCGCCATGATTTCGCGGCGCTTCAGGTCCATCGCCAGGATGGCATCGAGCTGCCACTGCTGGAGGACGAGGCCGCGAAGCCTCGCCCATTCTCCAATTGCCTGAAACCCGAGAGCGTTGGGCCCATAGCCGTTCCCGGTACGCTGGCTGTCCAGCTCTCGGAACCACCACCAGACCTGCTGGCCGGCGGCGGGGATAGCGAGCTTCTTACCTTCGTGCTGATCGACGATGAGCTTGCAGAGCCGATCGATCAGCTTTTGGTAAAAGAGCCGCGGCGAACCGCGCGAACCTCTACCTGCTCACGGATGATCCGGAACTTGGTGTAGAGGTTGCGGACATTCTCCTCCGAGAAGGGCACAACACTGCCGCCGATCTTCGGATTCGGTGACCAGCTAACGGTCGCCTTCGCCAGAATGGCGACCAAGCGAGCATCGCTGTCGTAGCCCGGTGCCTCGCCCAGGCTTTCGCGCTCGGCTGCCGCCTTGGCAAACTCGGCGGCGACATCGCGCATTGCCTTTTGCATCCGGTCGCTATCCGGACCGACTACGCGGATTTTCAGGCCAATCGGCTTGTCCTGCTCATTGAGAATATCGATCTCGATACCCTCCTCCTGAGATTGGACGAGGGCTTCGAGGCCGGAAAGGTCGACAAACTCTTCAGCCATTACGCACCACCGACAGGAGCGACCGTCAGAACGGCGCTGTTGATTTCGACATTGCCCTGCAGCAGGCGAGCCGTGTTGGCGCCGCCGCCGTTCTCCTGGGCGGTCATGACGATGCCGTAGAAGTACTTCGTCGTTCCCGTCGGCGCGGTCGTAGCGGTATGGATGCCCGACTGCGTGCCGCTGGTGGCAATCGCTGCGCCGCCCGGAGTTGCCGCGACCTGAAAGTCGTTCGCAGATGGGCTGACGACGTAATAGGTGGTGCCAGCCGTGAGCCCCGTCGGCAGCGCGCCAGTCGTCGAGAACTTGACCGGAGTGCCGGCGGCAAGGCCATGAGCGTTCCAGGAGATCACGCCAGGGGTCGCGACGGTGATCGTGACCGTCGACGTTTTCGCCGGCGGCGCGTCGTTGAACAACAGCTTGAACGGATAGTTGTAGGGCGTTGCCTCGGCTTCGATAAGCGCGATCTGCCCGACGTCATCCGGAAGGATGATGAAGTTGTTCTGCATCGAGCCGGCGTTGCGCGTTCCCTTCGCCTTCAGGTCACGGCCGGACGAAATGACGGATTCGGTGATGAGCGCCGCGGCGTCGCCGATCGCGCCCATGATCTGCCAGCCTTTGATTTCGGTGAAGCTGACCGACGAGAACAGCGCCTCGTTGATGTCCGCGTCATCCGGAACGTTATTCACCGCCGGCCCGATATAGATCTTCGCGCCCGCGACTGGGTACAGCTGAGCCATAGCTCAATCCTTTCTGTCTGATTGCGCTTGCCGAAGGCGCGGAGCGGCAGGGCCAATCAGGCCGGAACTGCTGGCATGCACTGCCAACGGATGGTGACCGGCTGCGCGATGTGCGTATCGCCGGTGATATGAGGCCCGAGCTCCGGATCCTCGTTGATGTCTGTTCGGGTGCCCTCGAAGGTGAGCCGCGTTCCACGGCGGAAGAAGGCGCGGACCTTCCCGGCGAAGTCGATCGCCTGAAACATGCCCTGCCCCTTCGGCCACATCACGTTCGCACGCATGAAGCCCTGCCGGATCGGGTCCATCTCCATTGAGATGTCCGTCTCGATCGAGCGGTTGAAATGCACCTCGATGCTGAGGAATGGCTTGGAAGCCGTCGGCGTGAAGGCGAGGCCAGGGAATGCGATGTTGGCGGCGACAGTCCAGCCGGCGGGCAGAGGCATGATCCGGACGCGCTCAATCAGCGCGCGGAAGATTTTCTCTTCTACGGTTTCGGCCATCGTGCTACCCCTTGGCCCATGGCCGAAAACAAAGCGCTCTCAGATACCGAGGTGCATGACCTCCTGCACGAGGCGCAATCGCTGCTGCTGAACAAGACAGTGCGAACCGAGAACGGCCGGCAGGTTCTTTCCGCCGCGATCCGCGATCTCGATGTCCTTCAAAAGGCTCTGATCATCATGTCCGAGGGGCCGGACCCGCTTCGAAGCGAGCGCGAACCTTCGCCTCAGCTTCCTTGACCGTCTGCGGCCAGGTCTGAGCCTCAGCATCAACAAAGCCGAACCCCTGCTGATTGTAGACGCGCCCGAGGCTGTCCTGCCCGACGAAGCCGTAATTCATGCGGGGGCCGTAGGCCGCCTGAAATCCCAGATAGAGCGTCTCGCCGACATCGAGGTTCGAGATGATCAACTCGATCTCTCCACTCTGATCCGGATATTCCCTCTCGCCCTCATCGATGCGTGGCATTGTCGAAGTCGATGCCATCAGCGAGTTCTTCAGGTTGCCGGTATCGACCGGGATGCGTCCACCCTCCGCAACCGATCTCCGAACGTTATTCGCGACCATCTGCGCCGCGGTGCGCAGGACAGCCGCTTCTCGTTCCTTCTCCGCCTGCACCCATTCCGACACCTGGGCGGCAAAGCTCAGATTGTTCTCAGCCATTATCGGCCTCGCGATCTCGCGTATTCCTCGGCAAAGTCGAAGTTATATTCGACGTGGCAGCGGCAACCTATGACCTCGGCAGCTCCGGCGCCGAGGCTGGTATCGCCCGGGAAGCGCATCATAGCTCCCGATGGCGACTGGAACGGCAGGTCCATGCCTGTGACCTCTTCAGCCTTCAGGACCTGGTGCGTGTGGCGGACACGGCCGTCGCCAACCGAGCGCCACCGGCGGGTGACCATGCTGGCGTCGCGGCCGGCGCGGTCCAGTCCCTGCTGATAGGCTTCGTGCTTGGCCGCATGCACCGATGATTGCGTTTCCGTCCGGGCGATGGTCTGGGCCCGGAGTTGGACGTAACGGTCCGCCAGGCGGCCGGTGATCTTCTGCACGGCGGCGGCCGGAAAAGGCTTGCCCTCGCGTATAGCCCTGGCAATCTGCCGATCGAAGCGCTTATCCCGCCTCGTAAGGGTTAGGTAGTGCTTCATGCCCACTACGTCGCCCGAGAGGAGCGCCGTGCGGGCGTTCTCGACCGTGCGGGCAAGCTGCGACGTCATCCCAAGCAAACCGCCCTCACGGCGACCGGTGACCCGGTTCACGCGGCCGGCGATGTCGAGAGCAATCGTGTTCGGCCCCTGCCCCTTGGCGTAGCCTGCTTCGATACGCTCCCGGGCCATCTGCTTCGTGTCTTCGGTGACGTGCGTGATCATAGTCGACGAGGCTTGGCGGATGATCTGCTCGGCACGCTGACTCTGAACGTCCCAGCGGAACACGACACGTCCGCCAGCGGGGTCCGACAGGCGCGGCATGTTCTTGGCGACCAGGAGCCCGCCGGCATTGAAGGCGGTTCGGATCGCTTCAGAGAGCCGCCGAAAGGCTGCCGGGTCGATGTGAAGCGCGGCAATGGCGCCCTCGACGTCCCGCCGTTCCAACCGCTCGACGACCTCTTTCAAGACGATCTCGGATTTGATGTCCTCGATCGCCTCTCGGAAGGTCTTCTCCATTGCAGGGGAAAGCTCCTCGATGAGGGCGTCGAGCTGCTGGCGTAGGGATGCCATTACTTTGCTGCGACAGCCTTCTCGCCCTTCAAGGCGGGCTTCTCTGCCGGCATTTCCTCAGCCAGGCCGATGCCGATCAGCGCCTTAGCTTCAGCCTCCGGGAATACATCGGCATCGCCGACGGCATAGCGCTTGTAGGCTTTCACGAATCGAATTTTCATGATCGTTTCCTCTTAGTTGAAGCAACGCGCTCCGTTGCCTTCCATCAAACAGCTTCTAGGCACCTAATCCCCGCCTGCGGAAAGGAACCCGATGAACCGGAATGGGCTATACCTCGTGATCGCCGTGCTTGCCGTTGTCGTTATTGGACTGGGTGTCTACGTCTACCAGGAGGAGACGACACAAGGCGTCGAGATCAAGATTGGCGAGGACGGGATCTCTGTTCAGGAGAACTAAGCCGCAATCCTTCCTTGGACGATGAAAACGACCGGCGTGATACCGTCGTATTTGTTTGGGTCGCCGTTAATGATGGCGTAGTCTTTGCCGTTGGCGGTGACGACGTCGCCGACGGTGGGCTCGATCGGGAGCCCGACCGCCGAAATGTAAATCTGCATGTCTCCTGTCTGGATGACCGTGCCGTCGATGTAGCGGGCCTCGTAGGCCATTGGCACGAGCGTCGCCGGGTACGACGTTACGACAGGATCGCCGCCGTAAACAGGATCCGGAGGCGTTACCCGCTTCACGGCGCCGGCCTGGCCGAACTCCTCGATCAGCTCATGCGCGGTAGCCTGCATCTCCTGATAATTGAAAGTGGCCAAACGATATGCTCCTATCTCGCCGTTAGAAAAGGATCTGGATTTGATGGCAAAGAAGCAGGCTCTCACAGGTGACTTTGTGGAGATCAAACTGAAAGAGGGCGTCTACTGCTTTGCCAGGGTTTTGCGGGAGCCGTACTTCGCGTTTTACGACGCGTGCTCAGAGGACACGCAGGAGGTCGAGGAACTTGCGGCAAGAACCGTGATGTTCAAGTTGGCGGTCATGAACCGCGCGCTTGGCAGTGGTCGATGGCGAGTAATCGGTCACCGTCCATTGGAGGAGGAGCTCCAGTTACCGATCAAGACGTTTAGACAGGACGCAATCAGTCGGAAACTGTACGTCTACGTTGATGGCCAAGAAAGGCCGGCAACACGTGAGGAATGCGAGGGGCTCGAGCGGGCGGCGGTCTGGGACCCGGAGCACGTCGAGGACAGGCTACGCGACCACTACGCTGGCGTGCCAAATAAATGGACCGAGTCCCTAAAGCTGAAAGCGGATGCTAAAGTTGCCCCAACTCCTCAATGAATCCGTGGGCGACGTCCTGCATTTCGGCATAGTCGAACGTTGCCATTAGACCCTCGCGACGAAGCAGACGGACGTGGTGCCGCTCGCCTGCGCCAGCAGACCGGCGAGAATACCATCGATGAGGGCGAAAACCGGGAGGGAGGATTTCGCGGTCGCTTCTGCGTACTCCATTTCCTTCTCGATCTGACCTATCTTTTTGCGCTCGGACTTAACAATCTTAGAGCCGTCGAAGTCAGGCGCGAGAGAACCCGGCTGCACCAGTTCGCGCAGCGCAGCCTCATAGGCTGCCTCATCAATCTCGGTGGGCACTTCATTGGGGGCGATCTCCTCGCCTGCAGCATCCTCGGCATCGGTGCGCGGCCACTCGCGCTCCTGACTGCGACCGCCCGTCTTCTTGCCCGAGAAACGGTAACGGTAGGTGTTGTCGACCCAAACGGAGCCGCGAAGCAGCGCAGATTGTTTGGCTTCGTCGTCGCCGGTCGATGCCCACGCAGCATTTCCTCGTTCCTGATGATAGGCGAGCGCGTCAGCGAGAGTGCCGTAGTGTTCAGCCATGGGGCAGACCTCTGGTTTTCTTCATGGCAAGTAGGAGTTCCTGCATCATCGACTGCATGGAATACGTTTCCAATCGTCAACGAGAAACCGATAGCGCGGTGGCCGCCCTCGAGCGGCCACTCATTGTTTGAGGCACGCTTCAGCCGCGCCGTTTCAACTCGGCATCGATCGCAGCATTGGCTTCCTCGCCATTACTGATCGGATCGTCACTGAGCTTGGACGCGAGTGACCGGCGTTCCTGCCAAGTGAGATCGCGCCAGTTGGCGGGGATCTCCACCTCGGATCGATCATCGGTTGGGCCAACGCCGCCAACCGGCTGATCGCCCACGATCTTCTGAGCGCCGGGGGTCACTACGACGCCAGCCTGGTTGATGGTCTGGGCAGGCTCGCCGGTGGATACATCGGTGTTGCTGGCTTTGATACCGATGCCGCCGACAGCAGCGACTTCAGCATTGGCTGGGAAGTTCCCCTCGCTGTCAGCCAGGGAGCGGCTGGTGCCCTCCGGATCGGGCTTGATCGGCTCGATGCCGGACAAAGCGGACGAGGACTGACGCGCCGCCTTCTCGGCCTGTTCGGCCATCTTGTCGAATGCATTGGCGAGCCGGTCGACGGCGGAGCCGCCCATCCGGTTAGCGCGCGAACGCAGGATCTGCGCGCGGCTCTCGTCACGACGTGCAATCGCCTCCGCGAGCTGCGGATCGTTCTCATGATCAGTCATGATGTTTCTCCAGATTGAGGATGGTGTGGAGAGGGGCCGAAGCCCCTACCCTCAGCCGTTGGTGACCACAGCAACCATGCGGACGAGCTTCGGATCGTAGACCCGCGTCCAGTTGGTGCCGGTGGCGAGTTCGACGTCAGTCACGCCGGACGCCGACGCGGGCGTGCCGCTGAAGGCGACGCCACGCGGGTGCATGACCCAATGGCGGCGGTACCAGACGGTTTCCACGCCCTCACCGTTGCCGGCGGCCGCAACGCTGTCGATCTCCACCGGCTTCTTCGGTCCGCCCTCGCCGGTGGCTTCGGCATAGCCGATCGCACCATTGCCGAAGAGATAGGACGTGTACTTGAAGCCGGAGGTCATACCTGCCTCACGTGGGCACTGGTCGGAGACATACACGACCTTGTCATCCCACATGTCGAAGTCGAGGCCGGTTGCCGGGTCCTTGAACTTCTCGATCGCACGCGCCGCGCGGAGGTTATAGAACACCCGCGAATGCATCAGCACGGCCGAAAGGGTCGTGCCGTATTCGCCGAGCAGCGCGTAGGCGTTGGCTGCGATCTCGGCATCGAGGTTGACGGGCGAAACGGCACCGTCCTCCGAAGCGACATCGAGAACGTTGCCGGCCATGCTGGCGGCGGCGAAGACGCCCTTCATCTGCTGGCCCATGATCCGCTGCTCTTCGCGGACCCAGTACTCGGCAATGAGCTGGGCAACAGCGTCGAGCGGATCTTCCGCAAGCATGGACGCAACGAGGTTGGCGGACTGCCAGCCGTTGTTGCGGCGGATCTTGCGGGCCATGTCCTGGCCCTGGATCATCTTGTTGGGCGTCGCGGTCTGGGCCGGATCGTCCGTTGAGACGTTGGAATTGCCGGTCAGGTCGTTCCAGAACGGCATCTGGACGAGGTCACCGGGGCCGTTGGCAAACCGCTGAAGCTCGCCGTCGGTGGAGACGATCGGAGAGTTTCGAATGCGCGAAAGCTGCGCGATGCGCTGGATCGTCGTGGGGAGAAAGAGCGGGCCATAGATGACGTCGCTCAGGCGGGTCGTTGCCATTGCAAGGCTCCTATCGTTTGGAGGATGTGGGGTGGATGGTCTCGGTCACCCCACTGGGCATGACCTCGTCTGCGGTGGCGCCACTGGCGCCGGTGTTACCAGTTCGGAGTGACGCCGGCGGCCTGCGCCATCTGGCGAGCCTTCGACGGATTCTCCTGAACGAGTTGCTGTTGCTTAGTCAGGTTCGGCTTCTTGCCGTTGCTGCTGTCCCAAGGATTGTCACTGAACTGACGGCCGTCGCCGCCCTTGGCATCGCCGCCAGTTGGCTTTGCGACGAATACTTTGCCTTCGTCCTGACCAGCCCAGCTGCGGACGTAGTCGCTCAGCGGCGTCCGATCGTTCACGCCATCATCGGCGAAGACCTGAATTGCATCGTCGTCCTCGACGAGTCTGATCTGGCCCTTCTCCTTCAGGAGCGCCTTCGCGGCCGGCAGGTAGTTTTTGTCGATGCCAGCGTCGAGCAGAGCTTTGGTCAGGCCGTCGTCGACCATCACACGGCGGAGGGTGCTGTCCAGCTTGTTTGCCCGGGCTTCGAGCTTCTCGCGGTCCTTGGCGAACTTCGCCTCGAGCTGCGTCTTCTGCGCTGCGAGGCGTTCTTCGATCTTCGGAGGTTCTTTGCCTTCAGCCTGCTGGCGGAGGGTCTCGTATGCCTCGCGCTCGAAATCTTCGGGCAAGCCTTCCAGCCTGCTTTCGGCTGCCGTCAGTTTGTCGCTGAGGGTGCGCTTCTCGCCGCGGACGCGATCGAGAGCGGCCTTGAGCGCTGCGGCGCCAGGATGGGACTCTATGCCCTCGATTGCGAGAACGAACTTGCCGTCCTTCTCCTCGTAGAGGGAGCGGTACTGCTCCTCGACACTATCGAGGCTGTCGATGATTGCTTTAATGGCCACTGGCCTTCTCCTTAGTACAGTCCGGATACTACCGGACGCGAAAAAGCCACCCGGAGGCGGCGGAACGACTACGATTGACTTAACGTGACTGAGATGAGTTTGTGTTGCTAAGCAGCTGACTTCAAACTATTTCGAAGGGCCTTACCTACGGAGGACGAATTGGCCAAACCACCAATGATTTCCACTGCCAAAGAGCTTTATCGAGCGGCCGTCGCTATGCACGAGATGACACGCCTGGCAGCACCGCATCTGAAGCCGCGAGGTGACGATCAGCCGGCGGTTTATCTAGGCTACTATTTCAATCTTGGTTTTGCTGTAGAACTATACCTGAAGGCATTCCTCCGTGACGCAACCGGAGAAGACGTCTTGAAGTACGGGCATGATCTTGATGCTTTGCTGAAAGCGGCGCTAGCCAAAGGTTTCGCCTTTCAGGAATTGGCTATGGCCGACCTCGTGAAGATCATTGGCCCTGAGCACCGGAAGCTGAAGTTCAGGTATGCAGAGGGAGCCACTAACTTTACGTATATCAATCAACTCGATTTGGTTGAGGTGGTTCTAACAGCCTGCAGCGATGGGATGGCGCATCTTCGCTGAGATTAGGTCGTGGCAGCGTCGAGTTCCTGTTCGCTTCCGAACCGCTCCTCATCGATCAACCGTGAGCGCTACGAACAGCCCACCTTGCCTTTGCTGATTGAGACCGCGAGATAAGCTCCGTCATCGACAGGAGTGGAACGGGATGGTTGGAGA